GCTCCAGTTTCCGCGCCACAATTGGCGACACCGTAATTTCGTGGCGCGGGATCGATAGAAGCGGCAAGGCCCGATCAGGCCCTAATCCGTGAAGATGGTGAATCATCAGCGTCAGCGCTTCACCTTGTTCGTCAATCTCCGCCCAGGCCATCAGTTCAGCGAGCGCCTGCTTCGTTCCGGCGCGAACCCGAAACCGCAATTCCTCCTCGCCAGCCTTGCGCCTCTTTTCCGTCATGCGCTCGTCGCGCTGCTTCTGATTCAAAGCCATTACCGGCCTCCGTCAATCCGCTGGGCGGAAGGTGAATGTGTTCCTGCCGTCTGCGCTGGGCGACGAGTCTGCTGATGCGCTTCATCGAGCAGTCATCGGGTAGTTCACGCCGTACGATTCGATGATTCGCCAGAGCTTCTTCTGACTGATGCCCATCCGCTTGGCGCAGGTCGAGCGGGGAATGCCCAGGTCTCTGAAGGCTTCGATGCGCGGTATCAGCTTTCGGTCGCCAGCTTCGTCGATGGCGCCTGGTAGGTCGATTGCATGATCCTTCGCCACCCTACGCAGACGGTCAGCGGTCAGGCCGAATTCGCGCGAGATGTCCTGCTGGGTCGCGCCCTCTGCAAAGCGCCGGCGGATATCCGGAACCAGCAGAGCTTCGGCCTGCCGCTTGAGCGCGAGCGCTGACGGCGGCCTGACCTTCGTCGGAAAGACGATCCCGTATTCCTTGGCGATGTGCCCAAGGCGTTTCGAGCTGATCCCCATGTCCGCGGCAGCCTGCTTCAGTCCGAGGCCTACATAGGTCCTCAGCTGTTCGGCAGTGCGCCGCTCAAGTGCAAATGCTTCCTGAGCCTTGCGCTCGCTTTCGTTGGAGTTCTTGTATCCGTACGCGATGGTTTCGTTATTGAAGGTAAGGGCAACGCTGCGGGTGACGCTCATCACGTGGATGACGCCGCCACGGCGCTCGTAGTCCGCGATGGCGGCCGCCAGTTCGGCGGACTTGCTGCGATTGTGCTGGATGCTGCTGAGCTCAAGACTGATCATGATCAGGCCCCTGCGAGGTACGGCATTTGGCGGAAGGGGATGTCGTCATCGAAGCTGTCGAAGTCAGGGCCGTTCGTGCCCTGCTGGTTCTGGGCTGGCCTGCTCTGTTGCTGGGTACGCTGCTGCGGCTGCTGACGCGTTTGCTGTTGCGGCGCCTGCTGTGCCTGCTGTTGCGGTGCGGAACCGGCAAACTTGATGATGATTACCCGGCCCGTCAGCTTTATGCCCTGACTGCCGTCGCTTTTGTCGAAGGTCTCGACATGAGCATCGTCGATGGTGAAGTGCAGCTGCTGGCCCTTGAGCAGGTACGGCGCCATGGCTTCGGCCTGCTTGCCCCACAGCGTTGCGTCGACCCACTGGGTGGGACGCTTGCCGTCCTGACCTTTGCGGCCGTATTCGCAGGCCAATGGCAAGTTACAAACGGCATCGCCGTTGGGGGTGTAGCGCAGTTCAGCGTCGCGGCCCAATCGGCCGATATCGGTAAGTGTTGGCATGGGGGCTCTTACTTGATAGTGATTGAGGATTTGCCAGTTTCAGAATGAGCGCCTGGTACTTCGAAGCCGTCTTTGATCGCCTTGGCAATCATGGCCTTGTCAGGTGTGCTGGTGACTTTTGTATTCATGTAGTCTTCGGGGACGATTTTTTCGTTGTCGATCACTACGACTGGCCGACCCTTGCCCAGGCTGATGGTGAAAAGCGGGTGGCTTATCTTTGTGATGCCAGAAGCCTCCATGTTGGAGCGCAGGTACTCCTTCAGCGATTCCTTGCGGTTGGTGATGATCCGCTTCCTCTCGGTAAGCCGATCAATCTGTGACTGGATCGCCTCCAGATCACCGTCGATGTTTAGAGTCAGCATGGCAATCGCCTTGCCCTTGTCCTCAAACTCCGCCTGAATCGCGCCCATGGTGTCGTGAAGCGCGACGGCCAGGTCTTCGTCTGCGGTCTCGGCCAGCACGGCCAGTTCTTGGAATTCCTTGCTGATCTGGTAGAGAGCAGTCATTACGCGGCCTCCTTCTGGAATCTCGGCCTCTGCTCGTCATACTCGCGAGCGATGCGGGTTACGGCTTTGTTGTCGTTGCGCGCCGCAAGCTTTTTGACCGCCACATCGTGGATCTTCTTGAGCTCGTTGGCGGACTGGGCACCTTTCAGCAGGTCGACTACAGACTGGATATAGTCGAGTCGGGCCTGTTTCTGGCGTTCCTCCTCTTCCACTTTGTCTTCGGCCTTTTCCAGCGCGACCTCATCACGCACCGCCTCAACGTAGGCTGCGTCGTCGAACATCCCCATGTGGATGTCGGCTGCGAAACCGAGCGGCTGCAGGCATTTGCCTATGGCGTCCGTGAGAGACTTCTTCGCGGCTTCCCAGTCGGTGATAATTTTTCCCTGCTGGAGAAACACGAAGGGCGTATGGCCGTAGTGCTGGACAGTGCACTTCTGACCGCCCTTGCCGAGATACCAGAGCTCTATTTTCAGCGTGTGCAGCTTGGCGTTGATGCGGGGCGCGTCTGGCCATTCTTTCGTTGGCGCCTGGAGTGGCCCGCCTTCGTCGAAGCGATCTTCCAGAACTGTCCAGCCCCAGCCTTCACCGCACGGCCCGAATACTTCGGTCGCTTTGCGCATGAGGTAGGTAGGCTTGATAGCCGTACCCTTGAAGCCGCCCATGCCGGTGAAGTTCTTTGTTGCGCTCGGGTCGGTCGTGTTGACCTGATCCCAAATTCTTGTGTTGTCGGACATGAATGTCTCCCGCGCCATCCGTGTGCCGGGGCGCTGCGATTGAATATGGTGGGGGTTGAATCAGTGCGGTGCGTAAGCGCTGGCGATCATCCAGGCAGAGCAGAACAGCAGGGTGCAGAAGCTGCCGCGCCAGAATGCCCAGCGGCGGGCTTGCTGACGGGTCACTGACATGGCTTTGGCCTCGCAATTGGTCGCCGCTTCAGCCAATCAGCCTTCATCGGGAAGGGCAGATCAGCAACGCGCATGCCGGGCGGAAAGCTGAAGGTGCCGCGCACTCGCGTGGTGGCCTCTTCAAGCTGTTCGTCGATCAGGGATTTCACGATTGGCGTGCTCATGCCGCAAGCCTCCCGCGCCGCTGGAGAATCTTCACCAGACGCTCACAGTAGTGGTGGAATTCAGGGATGGTGATGACGCCGTTGGTGAGGTGGTCGGTGATTTGCTTCTGCACCAACACCTCGTTGAAGGCAGGGCAGTCCCAGTCCTCAAGCCCTTCAAGCGCAACGTCGATGAGGATGTGCGGGCTCATAGGTCTGCATCCTCTGCTTCAGCCTCAAGGCCCGCTTCGGCGTGCGGCTCGACCAGCGCCACGGCAATATCGAACAGCTTGCCCATCCGGGTTTGACCTTCGCCGAGCAGGCTCAAGGCGAACGTCTTGGCCGGTGCGCCACCGACAGCAGCGATGACCAACTGGGCGAAGAAGTCATCAGGATCTTCATCGTCGATCTGCCGCTGATTCAGATGCTCCTGCACCTTACTCAGGAACGAGGAGTACTCGACGACGATGGGGGAACAGAGACGACGGCGAATCACCAGGTCACAGCCGCGCATCAGGTTCTCGGCGGTGTTTTCGATCCATACGCGCGCCGCTTCTTCGAAACCGGAGTCGTCATCCGGCTGCATGTTGTCCCAGCGCGCTTGCGCTTTTGCGAATGAGTTCATTGGATGACCTCCGTGGGTCAGTCGGTGTAGGCGATGTACTTGAAGTGGCCGTTGCCGAACCGTTCGAATCGACCGCCGAACGTGCCAACTACCTCTTTCTCGACTTCTTCGCGTGACAAGTGGAGCGGGTACACGCCTTCCTTGATCATCGTGAAGTGGGTGTGAGGCACGTAGCGCCAATCGACCTTGGTGGGATCAAGCGGACGCGGCTCTGGCATTTGCCACGGCTTGCCGGTGAAAGCTGGTTGAGGCGGCACAGGGTCTTCTGACTCTTCCCAACCGCAAGCCGGGCAGAATCCGCGCGGCGATGTGCAAGCTCCGCACGGCGGGCAGATGTGGCAAGAGCAATTCTCTACGCTGTGTTCTTGGACGATGCCCGTACAGCCTTCGCGGCCGCACGTCTCGCCCTCGCAATATCCGAGTTCCATGGTCGCCTCCGTGGCGAGCAGGTGGACCGCATTAGTCAGATGCCAGGCAACCAGTGACCAAGCTGGGCATGAATAGCCAGCCTGGCATCTGCTGATGCGGTCGATGTTGGGGGGAGGGGTGCCGGTCTTTCCCGGCTGTCAGCTTGTTAGGCGTGGGTGATCACAAGAACGCTGATGATGCAGATCGAGCCATCTTCGGCCGGGGTGGCGTCGGTGAAATCGATCTGGTTGTAGACGCCGCCGTGGAAGTCAAACACCTGCGAGTTCCAGGACGAATCGAGCTGCAGATCGCCCGATGTACCGATGTTGCCGTTGTATTCCACAGTCACGCGCGCCACACCGGACGACGTAACGCGGATAGTGACTTTGAACTTCGCGCCGAGCGGCACACCCTTCAGCACCGTCGAGTTGACCGGGTCTGTCTGGTTGTAGCTCTGGCGAAAGCCCATCGTGATGTTCCCTTTTTGCCAGAACACCTTGATGGCCGGGCTGTCGTCGTTCTTCACATGCATCTGCGAGATGACGACCTTCTGAGCAGAGTTGACCTTTGTCACGGTCATCTCTTGATAGTTGATGTGTTCCGAAGCACTGGCGAGCGACCAGTAGATCGACTCTTTCCATTCGCACCGGGTTCGGTGTGTGCTTTTGCTGGAAGCGCCCTTGGTTGGCGCGGACAGTTGCAGCGAGCCGTCCGGGAGGACCGTCACGACGCTGGGGAACTGCGCGATGGCCTGGGCTCCGATGAGCTCAAGTGCAACCGGGTTGGTTGCGGATGTTGCTACCGGTGTTGCGATCGTAAGATTGCTGATGTTTACAGTCATGGTTACTACTCCTGACGATAAAGATCATTGGCCTGGCACGATTGCCTTCCAACGGTGATGCGGTCTTCCGCATCCCACTGCGCACTCTGTGAATGCGCAGGAGTGATGGTTCATTCTTCGTCGTCGGCATCGAGCATCTTTTCGATGTCATCCGCCGCGGGCTTCTTCCAGTTCTTGATCTGGCCCGTTTCCAGATCTATATCCAGCATCACGTAGTCGCCGTAGTGATCGCCGGGAAAGAAGTCAGGCACGTAGCCTTCAAAGCTTCCAACTTCATCGCCCTGCGCATCGACCAAGCCTGCGGTGAATCGGTCGCTTACCTTGAGGTGCAACTTGAGCAAGGTCACATCGACCTGGACTGTTTTCTTCTGGTTTATTTGCATGCTGCTGACTCCGGTTGATTTCCCGTCTGGCCCTGTCGCCAAGGCCAGCCAGTGAAATTGTCATGCTGCGAACAGCTCTTTCTGTTGTGGCTCCGGCGTCACGAACGCGACCAGCTTCTCACTGGACCAGTCCGTCACATCGATCCAGTCGGCGTGCATCGCTTGCCAGATGTTCGGAGCAAGCCATCTGGCGTCTTGCCTATTCGGGCTGACGCAGAAGCGATAGCCCTGATCTTTCAGGCTCATGCCTTATTCCTCCAGTGGATTCCCAAAGCACCCGGTCACCCAGGTGCTTCAGTGAATCGTTCTGTGTTTCCGGGTTCCGTTACCTGCCACGGTTTCCTTGGCTGCCTTTCGGCTATCTCGTTGCGCGTCTGCCGGGTATCCCCACCACTGCCCGTTGCCGCTACTGGCGTCACATCGGGTGGCTGCACAACTTTGCGTCCTCCAGTGGTGGAGTCCGGCAGGGTCCAGAGCCTGCATGGACGACGGTTTAGCTTTTCCTCACCCAGGTGATGGCCAGGGTACGTCGTTGAGTGCGTCAGGTTTTTTAAAGAGCGGTTCGGAGCGGTGTGTCGCTGCGATGGATTTAAATTAGCACTGCTGATATTCATTGTAAACAGCACTGCTAATATATTTTCGTGTGTCCACAAAAAAGCCCGCAGCAAAGGCGGGCTTCTTGATCGGGTAGCGGTCAATCTTCTTTTGGCACCGTCCAAAACAGCTGGATCAGGCCGTCGTCGCGATGGGCAATGGTGACGTTGTCGTTTTCGGCGATCTCGTCAAGGATGCGATCCCAGTCAGCCGGATCGTCATTCGCGGATCGCTCCAGAAGAACGGACTTTGAGGTCTGCGCCCTGGGCGTGTTGATCGCCCGCTGTACGCGCATGCCGAGTAATTCGTAGGAAGTGGGTTCTGCGGGTGTCTGGGGTTTCTGCTTGGCCATGTGGTCCTCCTTGGTTAGCTGTATGGATATACAGTAGAAAGGATCCAAACGGATGGCAATAGCCGGACACAAAAAAGCCCGCACGTGGCGGGCTTATCAGGTTTCTAGTTTTCAGCGCTTAGGCTGAAAATACAAATAGGTCTCTAGGCGGTGCTGAGAGGCGAGATCTCGTTTAGCTACCTTGGCGTGCTCTTTGTCCTGGAAGAATCCGCAGATGGCCACCAATCCGTCAGGCGCTGTTGGAGTGAAGCCAAGCTCTTTAAACGCCAGGTTTGCCTGCTCTACAGATTCGGGCGAATCGCAATCCTTCCGAACTGTCCATCCATATCCTTCAGAGCGCATCTGAACAGCTTCGCCTTTAGGGACCTCAGAGCCGCAATGGCGGCACTTGATCGCAGCGGCCTTGATGGGTTCTGCGCAGAAAGGGCAGGGTCTTTCGTCGTAGCTCGCAGGCGCTGCTTCAGCAACACTCTTCTTTCCTCCGAGCAGCAACATCAACAATCCGCCAAGAGCGATTATCCCGCCAATGATCGTGAAATTCTGCCGCTCTGACATGAGTCCGAGATTGTTCACTCTGCCCATACCGGATGAAACCGATACGTCCATGCTCATCGCTCCGATGACGACGAATAATCCCACGATCAATACGCAAATCCCAAGTCCACGCACTGCACAGCCCTCCATAGTTGAGCGCGAATTCTACCATGTGGGCAGGTGGCGGACGGGCACAAAAAAGCCCGCGCAAGGCAGGCCTGTCAGCGGTTGTAAATCAAAAAAGGCCTGAAGTGTCTTGCCAGCGTTCTCAGAGGTTCAGAGCTGCGATCTTCGTAATGACTCTGAGCGACGCCTGACAGCATGTCGGCGAACTGGACGCAGAGATTTTTCGCACTGTCGCAAGGAAGAGTTTTTAGCTCGGTAGCAACATCTCTCTCCATCCACAGCTGAGTTTGGAGGTAGTCGTGAAGACTGTTGCCGCTCCTTACCTTAACGCTACGATCATCCGGCGCGAATATCACCTCATCGACCCTGGACATGTGGTCGAGTAGAAGCATCCCGATCATGTAGTTATAAAGCTTGTTCGGATCCCGCCTGATATGGGGCATCACGTTTTCTTTCTTTGCGGTAATCGAGACGTATTGAATGCTGCCGGCGTTGCCAGCGCAGAGTTTCGCGGCGAGTCGGGCAAATTCGATGCGCTCCTCTGGCTCCATGCGAGCCCATTTTTTCTCTTTATCGGTAGGCCATTTGAATCGATCGTATAGCTTGCGCATGACACGACCAGGCAATCGTACTGATTGCTCAGAGGCCAGGAGGGCAGATATCGTGAGGTATCGACTGGAGCCGCCATCCCGATAGGGCTGGTCGAATTTCCAACCAAGATCTCCGCTTTCGTCCAAGAAAATGAAAAGTTTCGTCATAGAAAGCGGATTAGAAATGAGGGGGTGCACCCCCTGAGGCCGACGCTCTTACAGAGCGCTTACGATACAAATCATGCTTCGCGGTTATCTCAGGCTTTACGTGCACCTAGGGTTAATAATAGGAAATCTGGATAACTATGTCAATTAACGCTTGAATGCGCTCGCAATTATGTGTTTGGCTTTTTTGCTGTCAATCGACAACCTTTTGGGTCTACAGATCGCCGCCACGCCAGATCACGCGCCCAATTATGCGGTGCTCGTTCACGTCGCTCCGCGATAGCAGCAAATCTCCGTACTCAGTCTTGTCCTCGTTGTCGCTCCGGATGATCCAGCCACCTAAAGGCGACTGCACCAGGCGCTTCACGATCGCACCCTTGTCGGTGCTGGACAGAACGAAGACATGGCCGTCGGCTGGGTCGATTTTCGACTTGTCCACCAGGAGCACATCGTGGTCGTTGATCGTCGGCCACATGCTTTCGCCCTCGGCGTAGATCACCAACAGGTTTTCAGCCTTGGCTCCCTTGGTGCGCAGCCAGTCCCGCTTAAACGCCAAGGTCGTGTTGGATTCGACGTGCGGGTTCTCTGAGCCAAGCCCGGCAGCAGCTCTCGCAGTGAGCTGAGGGACGTGAGCGTATTTGTCCTCGGCAGCTTCGGCGTCACCACCGACCGGGAAGGGCGTATTTGCAGCGTTCGCGGATCCGTTAGGAGTTGAGGAAATCGCTGCAACGCGCTTGAGTCCGCCAGCCAGAGTCGGGCTGATCTTCCACGGCTCTTTAATCCCCAGCACATCTGCGAGCTTGAGCAGTGCATCGAGGTTGAGGGCAACCTTTCCATTGAGGTATTGGCTAACCGTGCTCTGCGGAGAATTCCAACCGCATTTCTCGCCAACTTCACTTTGGTTGAGCGCCGGCTTTTCGCCTTTGGCTTTCGATTCAGCGACCTTTTCCAAATACGCCTTCTTCAGGCGCTCGGCGTCGGCCAACTGCTCAGGATTCAGTGGGGTTCGGATAGGTTTTCTCATGCGCGTGATTAAGTAGCACAGCTGTTATTTACGCAAACAGCACTGCTAATCAAATCCTTGTTTATTGTAAAACAGCAGTGCTAATATCTCCGAAAATCCACCGGAGACCTCAGATGATGAATACCGTATCCCTTGAGGAATACCTGTCCTCGCACGGAACCCAGAGCGATCTCGCCAAGGCTCTGGGTATCCAGCAAAGCGCCGTATCTCAAATGCATCGTTCAAATCGGACCATCTCCATCACCTTGATGGACGACGGATCGATCCAGGCAAATGAGATTCGCCCAATTCCAGCACGCAAGACCGCTGCCTAACCGCGCTTCGAACTGAGCGAGATCGTCGCCTGCTCGAAGCCGCGCAGAGCTTCATCGCTCAACTGATCACGCAACTGACTTGCCTTCTGCTCGAACGCAGGCCAGAGCCTCATCTGGGAAGACAGGGGCAGGGTGGATGCCAAGGCACCCACAAAGCAGCAGAGGGCGGTTATCTCGCCTTGCAGTTCGGAAGAGTCGGTCATGGATACGTCCTTGATCAGTTGGTAAACAAATGATCGCGTCGCTGGTGGCGTAACGCCACGTAACAATTTTCGAGGTGTGACATGCAGGAATTGATGAAGGCCATCTACGACGTAGTGGACACCCACGGCGCAAGCAAGATCGCCGAGGGCGCGAGCTTCCCATCGCGCACCTTGCTGTCGCAGAAAGCCAATCCGGACTACGACAGCCACAAGATGAATGTGCAGGAACTGCACCGGATCATGAAGTACACCGAGGATTTCCGCCCGCTAAAAGCTTGGGCTGAGCACTTCGGGTTTGACCTCGTTCCGAAAGAGAAGCCTGCCCCTACCGACCTCAACTCTGCGCTGATGCGCCTGCACGTCGATCTGGCGGACGTAACTCGCCTGGCATACGACGCCCAGGCAGATGGCCGCGTGTGTTCGCGTGAGAAGTCTGAGCTGATCAAGGAAGCCGACGAAGTGATCGTCAGCCTGGAAGTGTTCAAGCAGTCCGTGAAGGTCGCGTGAAAACCTGCGCATGCGCGGAATTTTTATCCTCTCGGAGGGCATCTCCGAATCAGTGCCCTTGGGATTCCCATTATGAGATGGGACCCCGGACACAAAAAAGCCGGGATTGCGGCCCGGCTTAATGCTGTAACGAGTGAGGTAAGTATGCACAGCCACCAAATTTCGAGCAACACCCCTCAAACCGCGCCACGTTTTCACAACCAACAAAACGTGGCGCGCACGATGTCTTCGCGTGAAATTGCGAACCTGACCGGTAAACGGCATCCAGACGTCAAGCGTGACATCCAAACCATGGCCTCCGAACTGAAAGTTAATGTGAGCAGTTTTGCTCACATCTACCTCGACGGCCGGAACCGCGAGCAAACCGAATATCTGCTTGATCGTGAGCACACAGACTGCTTGCTCACCGGTTACAGCGCTGGCCTGCGCATGAAGGTCATCCGCCGTTGGCGCGAACTCGAGCAGCGGTCGGCGTCACGCGAAGCCGTCACGGCAAACGGTACGAAGGTCATCGGCGAAATCGCCATCATGGAATGCTTCACGCGCCTACTGAAGCCTGCGCCGTCCAGCCAGATGCTCATGCTGACGAAGATCGCCGAGAACAACGGCCTCGATCCGAAGTTTCTCCCAGGCTATGCCGTGGACGCTGCACCGGATGCTGCTGGCGGCTCTTCCATGCCCACTAAGTCTGCGACCGCACTGCTGAAAGACTTCGGTTTGGGCGGCTCAGTCGTGTCCTTCAACAAAAAGCTCGAAGCCGCCGGCTACCTCAAAGTGTTGACCCGCAAGAACTCGAAGCAGGAGGTCGTTCCGTTCTGGTCGATTACTGATAAGGGCCTCGCCTACGGCAAGAACCTGACCAGCCCTCAATCCCCTCGCGAAACGCAGCCTCACTGGTACGTCGATCGCTTCCTCGAATTGGCCAAATTGGTCGGGAAGGCCTGACATGCAATTCACCGTAACCATCAATCAGGTGAAGGCGCTGGAGTGGGGGCTTAACTCGCAGCAAGCCCTGCTGTTCGCTTTCGTCTACGGCTGCCCGAGCTGGACCAAGCCGGTAACCACTGAAGACGGCGTTTTCTTTGCGCTGAGCAAGGCGAAGATCGTCGAAGAGCTGCCTTTGCTTACCGATAAACCCGACACTGCGTACCGCATGTTGAAGGCATTGGATGAGGCGGGACTGATCCAGCTTTCGAGCACTTCGAACATCACCCTTTTTCGCCTGACCGCGAAAGCTGCTGAGTGGAACCAGAAACTCGATGGGTCGGAAAAATATC